CAATCGTCACTTGCGTCTTTACGCCCGACAAGATCGTAAGTGGTGATCCTATGGTGTATTGGCTGTCTGCCGCGTTGATCCATCCGGCTTGCAGATATGGCAATGATACATCCAAACCGCCCGATACCCCAGCAACCCGCGCCCCTGCTTTCTCAGCAAATGATGCAGGCCGAATGGATTGGATGATTTCCGAGAGCTTCATATCAACCCCTGCGCTTGGTGAATGGGCGAGTTTCCCCGCCCATAAGCTGCGATCAGGTTGCGGCGGTTGCAGTGCCTACAATGGTCACAGGCTTTGCAGTCCCGCCACGCGAGCGACGGCCCACGATGTAGACAATGCCATCAGACAGCGCCGTGCCAGTGCCGGAAGCGCGAACGTAGCGCTTGCCGCCAACATAGCCCAGAACGCCAGCGATCTTGTCATCATCCGCATCCAGCGTGGTTGACACCGTGACAGCGCCGTTGACGCCGTTGGTGGTGGCTACATCGGTGAAGCTGACAGCCGTGGTAAGATCGCTTTCCTGCAACTTGATCGTGTGACCAGCCGCAGCGCCCGCGTCGTTGATCGTGGCGTTCAACACTGCGATATCTAAGGCATCATAGCCCTGCATATCAATCAGCGAGGTCGTCACAGTCGACGTGCCAGAGAAGGTCAGCTTGCCAAGCAAGACCCAAGAGGCGTCGTTCAGAGTGTCAAATTTAGCCATGTTCAGACCCTCCTTAGGTCGAAGCTTTCACAAGCTTGATTGCATCAAAGCTGGTCACATCGCCTCCCGTGCGGCGGCGCAAGCGGAACACCGTGTAGGGGTCCGCAGTGTAGGGGTCACGCAAGACCTGCAATCCGATACGATCAAGGATCGTGTAGCCCCGGCCAAAATCACCATAAGCCGCGATCAGGTTGCCGCCCGTGCCGTGTGCTTGCATGTCGTCACAGAACATCACGCGCTTGCCGAGGATTTGCATCCCGGTGTTGCCGTCTTTCAGCAGGGTTTGGCCGAAGTAGAAGTTATCAGCCCCTTTCAGCTTGATCACCTGCGCATACGACATGCGCTTCATGAGCCAGACCGCCGATGCTTGGTAATCCTCTTTCAAGGATGCCTGTGCGTCGATCAAGCCTTCTGCGGTGAACGTGGTTGCAGCGCCGGAGTTGATTTGCTCCAGCTTGTCACGCTCGTATGCGCCAGCCACTGCCCAAGCCGCATAGGTCAGCAGGCCGCGCGGTTTGTTGACACCTGTCCCGGTGAAGAACGCGGTGTTTTCGGTGCGGCTGATTTTGTCCGCGCCCTTGCCTTGCAGCCATCCCGACAGATCGAAATAGGCGTCTTCCAGCATGTCCGCCGTGGCGTTCATCTTGGCGGTGATGTCGTGCGCCACGATTTCCTTCTGTCCGACTTGCGGGGTATCTTCGGTCGCAATGGCCTTTTCGCCCGACCATTCCGCCGTTCCTTCGTCGTCGTCAATCAGGAAGGTGCGCGACTTGGCCCCGGTAGCCTCGACATTTGCAACGGTGCGGATGGGCGAGGTTTCAAAGATGCGGCCCACAACGGTTGCGGACAGTTCCGGCATCACCAGATACCCGCCATTGGGGTTGCTATCGGTGGACATCGCGCGGATTTCCAGCGACTGCTTGCCTTCCTTGCGCGCGAAGGCGTTCAGATCGGCGCGGGCTTTGGTTTCGGCATCGTTGCCATTGCCGCCCATATCGCCGCGCTGAATGACAGCCTCAAGAGCTGCGGCCTTGGCCTCTGCGGCGGTGGCTTTCTGCTCAATCGCTTGCAGCTTTTCCATCGCCCCGGTGACTTGCGCGGCCATCTTGTCGAATTTGGCCTCATCGACCACATCACGGTTTTTCACCGCGTCAACATCCGAGCGAAGGGCGACGAATGCAGTATTCACCCCTTCGACCAGAGTTTTGATTTCGCTCATGTCAGACATTTGACAGACCTTTCAGGAGTTGTTGCAGTTGTTGTTTCAACTCTGCCTCAGCGTCCCGCTGATCTGCGTCGTCAAGGCTCTGGCCCGAAGCGTCCCGCTTCTCTTGCCATGCCTTCCATCCGTCCGCCGTGATGATCTTTGCATCCCAACGGGAGAAACCTTGTGCGCGTAACATAGTCTCAAATGAACGCTCTGTCATCTGCGACTTGACGCTTTGAATAACGGCGGCTTGATCGGCGGGGATGGTCACGAATGACACTTCCCACAGGTCTACCTCTTTCAGCAGCCGCGTGCCGCCCTGCACAATCTCATCCGCAACGGTGCGAAAGCCGATTGACAGCCCCTCGATTGCACCCATCGAAAGCAGTTCATAAGCCTCTGCGCCGCCCTCTGTCTTGAGCGCCAATCTACCCTTGACGAATAGGCCCCGGCCATCCTCGCGCGCCTCATCCCATACGCCGACAGGCTCATCCATGGAATGCTGCCAGAGCATCTTAGGCTTGCGCTTGCCCAGTGACTTGGAAAACGCCCCCGGCATCATGGTATCGCCGTAAGCATCAACCCCGCCGAATACCGACCCATATCCTGAAACGACACCTTGCGTGTCGGCTTTCAGTTCCAGAGAGATTGACTTAAATTCCATGCTCTGCCCCGCGTTTGTAGCGTTATAACATAACTATTCGTCCGCGCCTAGACCTCGCCTGTTTTCGGCCACGGTCGCCCAACACGGCGATAGATTAAGGCGCAACGGCAATTGATGGTATTTGCCGCAGACCCATTCGGATCGCCCGGCCCGGTCATGAGTTCAACCACGCCGTTCTTGCTTGGTACATCGAACAATTGATCTGGCCCGACTGTGACCTCATTCATGATGCGGTGGTTGAATTGGTCCACCACCCCATCAGCCTCGCCAAAGTCGCGCGTCCGGCTGTCGAATACAGAAATCCAGCGCTTGTTAAGCGGGCTGGCAGCAGTCTTGGCAACCTCTTGGCTTGCATGCATGGCGGCGGTGTGAACCTCCGTCCGCGCGATGATATGCGCCCGCGTGCGGGATAGCGATGGCACAGTCTGCCGCATGGATGCCGCAATCTCATCCACGGATAGCCCATCGCGCACGCCTCGTTCAATCGCACGGGTGATTTGATCGCGGGTGGTGGCGATGATCTGCGTGATTTTATACCCGCCAAACCGATCAATGAAGGCCCGCATGATTTGCTCGAATAGCGTTTCCGCCTCGGCCTTGGTTTCCATCATGACAAAGGCGGATTTCTCTTGCTCAACAGGGAATGCCGCCCCGGTCAATATGGCCTCGCGCCACATACGCACCATAACCGCGCCTAGATCGCGTTGCGCCTCGATTGGCACCACCACGGCCCCGGATAGCACCCATCGCGCTATTGTAGCCTCATAGACGGTGGGAAACGCCTTGCCTAGCCTACGCTCATTACGGCGGATCACTTTGACCTGATCAAGCCATTGTTGGCGCGCGATTTGCCGATCATCCGCCATCAGAAGAACGCCGTGATAATGATGCGCCCATTACCGCCTGCGCCACCCGCACCGCCAGTCACACCAGCGCCGCCACCGCCGCCACCACAACCGATAGCCCCGGCACCACCAGCGCCGCCCGTGCCTGTATTGTTAGACCCGCCGCCGCTGCCGCCTGTCCACATTTGCCGCCCGGTATATTCCACCCCATCCTGACCCGCCCCGCCGCCAGCTATGCCGCCTGTCAAGTTAGTGACAACTGCGCCGTTGCCAGTGATTGCCCCACCTGCAAAGTTGGTCGTTGTGCATCCCGCGCCGCCCGCACCACTGCAATTCGTGATACCTGTGTTGCCCCAGGTGACGGATGCCCCAACAGCGCCGGTATGTACACCGCCTGCCGCCCCGATCTGACCGGGCAGAAATCCTGCGATGCCAAGGCTGGCCAATACCTGCTGCGCAATAGTCGCCACTGTGCCTGCCGCGCCCGCGCCACCAGCTGCGGCTGCCGTGCCGTTTGTGGCATTGGCCCCCGCGCCGACGCGGCTGATCAGGTTTTGTGCTGTGCTATTCGCAGCCAGCGAGACATATCCCACATTGCCGCCAGAGCTTACGCATGGGGAGACATACAGCGTCGAGACGCCAAGCTTGGAGACTATGAATTCGGCGTTTGAAACGCCACCTGCGCCACCACCACCTCCACCGCCGCCCGCAGATCCTGCCGTGCGCGAGAAGCCAGCGCCACCGTTGCCGCCCCCACCAATATTGGTAATGTGCAGCTTTGTCGCGCCAGCAGGGATGCTATAGGACTGGATTGCGCCCGTGTAATCGAATGTCGTCACCACGGGCGCGGTTGATGCTACGGTCAGATCGCCAGCCCCAAGCACAGACGCCCCGTTGATTGTCTTGATATTGGTCGCAGATACCAGCGTGTCTTGCTTGCCCGTGATGCCCGCCGCTACCTGCGCATCAGCGGCAGTTGCAAAATCGCTGATCGTCGCCGCGAGCTGCGTCCCGGTGTGGTTTGTGCGGTTCAGCAATGTCGCATCTGCGCTATTTGCAGTTGCGCCGGATGCAATTCCGTCCAGCTTTGTGCCGTCAACAGATACGTCGCGCCCGTCAACTGTGCCTGAAACAACGATGTTTCCAAACACCTCAGCTCCCGTGCCAGTGGTCCAAAGCCGCGCCGTGTTGTTGAACCGCAGATACACGCCATCATCCGGCACAAACCGCGCCATTGTTTCCGTGCCAGCCGCATTTGTAATATCCACGCCGCCGCGAAGGTTCAGCGTCCCGGTGGCGTTGTCGATAAAGCTATTCGCCCCGTCGTGATAGATTTTCAGATCGGCCCCGGTGCCAATCTGGATTTGCACGCCGTCCAAGAATGGCGCATTGCCCGTGTGTGTCGTGCGGTCGCGCAATGCGGCATCGCTGGAATTGGCCGTAGCGCTTGGGGAAATGCCGGACAGCTTAGCCGCCTCTGCCGTGGTATAGCTTGCCGTAGTTGCTGTCAGCACTGATGACAGAGGTTGATAGCCAGACAGTGATGCCGTGGAAGCCTTGGCGTCTAATGCGGATTGCAGATCAGTCTGTGCCGATAGCGTGCCAGTGATCTCGCCCCAAGCCGAAGCGCCACCTTCGCCACCCCCACCTTGCGAGCCAGACCCCCCGCCGAATAGGATTTGCCCTCCTGCCCCGTCTTTGCCATCCTTGCCTTTGACATAGCCCGCCGTGACCTTGCGCCCATCGGTGAACTCAAGGATCAGATAGCCCGCATCGCTGACATATGCTTTGGATACGCCAACGCCATCCTTGCCGTCAGCCCCATCATTGCCATCCACACCATCGCGCCCGTCGGCACCATTGCGCCCATCTTGCCCGTCAATGCCTGACTTGCCGTCCAATCCATCGCGGCCATTGTTGCCGTCCACACCGCGCGGGCCTAGATCGCCTTTCTCTGCAACCACAAGCCCAAGATCAGCCGTAACGCCCGCGTGCATCATCCATAGATTGCGCCCCCGGATTTCAAACACCGGGGCAAACGATGCAAGAGCCGCACGATCAGCCGCCTTAACTGTGCGCTCGGCCTCTTTCCGCGCGGTGGCAATCACCAGAGAGAAATCACTCGGATGCAAGATAAGCCCTCACAATCTCATCCATCGGATCGGCCTTATGCTCGATCTGCTTGACCTCATGATCATCTGGCCCATATGCCAGAAGCTTCATCGCCTTGGTGACATCCTCTTGCATCGCCGCATCGCCAAGAGGTTCATAGCCCATTGCCTCGCGCGCCTCGTCCACGGTCAGGACGCCCGCAGATACGCCCTTGAGCATCCGATCATAAAGCCGCGTGCGAAGCCCCTCGAGCGCACCGATCTTGTCCATGTCCACGCGGAACGCCAAGCCTTGACCATATGCAGGCAATAGCCACGCGCCAAATTGAGACAGGAAGCTGTTGAACAGCGGCAACACCGTATCTGTGTAAAGCCGTTCCTTGGCCTGTTCCAAGTTGTTGAACGTGCTGGCGTCATTGTCGATCAACGGCAGAGGCACGCCGAAAGCCGATGCAATCAGCTTAGCCGCCTCTTTCTGCGTGGTGGTAAAGTCCATATCCTTGGGGCTGTTATCCATCGCTACCCAATCGGCCCCAGCAGGCAGGACCGGGATTTGTCCGGCGTTGTGTTCACCTTGGAATGCCGCCTTGAACCACTCTTTCAGCCGAGCAATGACCTCTCCTCCGGCATCTGCGGTTAGCTTGATCAACCCAGAAGGCCGCGCGCTATTCCGCAGCAGGCTATAATTCCACCGCATCCCGGCGTTGTGCGTATCAGCCGCAATGCCAGCCGCCATGAGGGGAGATTGCCCGCGCCAATAGTCAAGCGGGTTATACATCTTCATAAAGAACGCCTGCGAAACCCCCGTGATGCGATCACATGGAAACTCGCGCTTGGTGTTGTTTTGCTCATAGACATAAGCCGCAGGAATACCGCCCTTACCCGGCGAAACCTTGATATAAAGCGGGTTCAGGTTCCACAGTTCTGTGATCTTCCCCGTCTCAGGGTATCGGACAATCGACATTTCCCCGGTCAGCAGGTAGTTGGTGAACGCCTCGCCGATAAACCCATCCCATCCTTGCGTTGGGTTTGGGCGTGCCAGCAGGTCGAGCGCGGGATGGTCTTCAATCGGATCATCGCCGGATGTGACCTCGATCACCAGATCCGACACTGACCGGGTGATTTCAGCCACGGCGCGATAGACCACCACGTTAAGCTGATAGCCTTCCTCGACATAGGCGACACGGTTTGTCTGCCGCGCCCATGAAGGCCCGCCTGGCGTAAAGAACGCGGCCCCGGTCGGATGCTCTTTGACTTCGATCTTGCGGGCAAACGGCCAAGCCATGCGGCATTGCTCCTGAAATG